GGTGACGCCGCCCTGCGTGAGGGTGGCGCCATCGGCCGGGGTGCCCGCGCCGCCCGCGGTGAAGCTGACCTCGTACTTGTAATTGATCTGGGTCCAGCCGCTCGCGCTGGAGACCCACAGGTCGCAGCTCGTGCCGCCCGCGTTGTCGCGGAAGGCGTAGACGAGGTCGTTGTAGACGAAGACGCCGCGGATGGCGCCAGACCCGGGAACCGCGCTGATGAGCGCGCGGTACACGTCGGCGGCCAGGTTCTGGTACTGCGCGTACGACTGGCTCGTGATCGTGGCGGTGACGAGGGTCTGCGTGCCGATGGTCGTGGCGCCGACCTTCACCACCTCGGTGCCGGTGAAGGTGCCGGTGACCTGCGTGATCACCATGTAGTTCGAGGCGCTGACGACGGCAATGATCGTGCCGGTGGCGCCGGAGGTGTTGCCGGTGAGCGTCTGCCCCACCGTCGGCGTGTTCGTGAACGAGGTGACCTGGATCACCTGGTAGCTCGCGTCGCTCGGGCGTGCGTTACCGTCGTAGCGCTCGTACCCGCCCACGCGTGCGTATCCGCCGGTGGGTGCTACCTCGTAGTTCTGCGACGCCCGCAGCACTCCCGCCTTGAGCGAGAGCGTGGGCGTGATCTGGTCAAGGCCGCCCCGCAGCTCGACGACGTCGTACTGCGTCGGCTGTCCTGCACGCATCGGCATGGGAAACCTACGCCAAAGCGCCGGCCCACTGCATCTGCGGCAGCCGGTCGGCCTCGAGCTCGCGCATCAGGGACTTGAAGTTTTTCTCGCCGCGGTCGTAAGCCTCCGGGGCGTTCTCGTACGAGCCATACTCCATGAGCGCCCGCCACACGATCGCCATGTGGAAGCGATCGGGCATGCTCGGGATGTCGGCGTCGGCGGCGAGCGCAACCGGCGCGGTGAAGTAGTCGTGGGTGACGGTGTAGATGGAATCGACGTTCGGGCCCAGGCACAGCGACTTGTCGGGAGCAACAGCGACCTCGTAGGGCCGCGCGCGGGAACTGCGAAACCCGCCGAAGTTCCAGTGGTCACGCCAGACGTCGTAGTCGATCGGGTCGACAAAGGCTTCCGACGTGTTGCCGGTTGCCGTCACGTAAGAGCGGCCTGTGCCGACCGCCCACATGCCGTGCGTCGCCGCGGTGACGCCAACCGTACCGGCGCCGGACCCGAGCGGGTACTGCATCTGCCCGGCCACCGTGGTGAAGCTGGCGCTTGAGCGCATCCAGCCCCAGTCGCGGTGCTTGCGCTGGATCTCCATCCAGGCTTCTGCTATCCAGTTGGCGAGCCGAAGCGTCTCACCCGTGGCGCCCGTGACCGTGGTCGGTCCCGGGGAGGTGCCACTCGCGCCGGCTTCCTGCCACAAGCGCTGGATGAGCCCGATGTAGGTCACGCTACGCGTTCATCCCGACAATACGGGAGAACCACTCAGCACCCTTGGGGTTCTTGTCCTCGATGAGGGACAGTGGCGCACGCACGTAGGTGGAACGCTCCACCCAGTTGCGGGGATTCTCGGCCGACTCGTCGTCGTGCCGGGTTTCGATACGGTCGACCTTGGAGCGTGCGATCACCTCGACGTACTTGCGCTTGGTGGTGAAGGGGCGACCCACCGGAGCGGCACCGGTTTCGAACCAGCGGCCGTCGTGCAGGAGTTCCAGCCCCTTGCCGTTGACCCAGCAGTCCACGACACGCGGAGCATTCTTCTCGCTGCCGGGTTGGATGATGATAGTCACCGGCTCTTCGTTGAAAGCAAGCGCGTCCGCGTAGTCCTTGTTCAGGACATCGGCGGGTGCTCTTTCGAGGCGGCCCAGATCGGCTGCGCTGTCGATACGCGTCTTCCCCTGGCTGACGGGGATGTCGTCCGAATGGAGTTCCCTGCTAAAGGACATCGGGACGCTCGCTGCGTTGGTCAAGGTGACCTCCTGAAGTACGAAAGCCCGCGGGATGCGGTCTTCCTGAAAAAAGGCGGCACCGCCCCTTGTGAGGGCGGGCCGAATCGCACGGCTTCGGCCGTGCGGGGGTACTACGAGATTTGCGGACGGTCCGGCAGGCCGCCCATCAGTTCCACCATCGTGCAGGTCACGCCCGTCACACCGGTGAAGTTGTTGGTGCCGAACAGCCAGCCAGACGCCGACGCCGTGCTGCCAGCCTTGACCACCAAGTAGCCGATCACGGCGATCGTGTCGGGGATGGCCGGCCAGTAGGGGGCGTTGGTGAAGGCGCCGCTCGAGTCGAGCGTGACCACTTGGCCTTGCGCGACCTTGATGTTGCCCGAGCTGTCCAGGCCCAGCACGAAGATCGAGCCTTGGCTCGTCTTGACGGGCACGAACGCGGCGCCGGTGACGACGTCGGTCGTGGGGGTCGCGGCAGTGGAGAGCGCAGCCTTGGTGTAGGACTTGCTCTTGATCGCGTAGTCGAAGCGGTTGGTGGAAGAAATGGTGGTCGCGGCACTGTCCCGCACGAGGACGGTGTGCGAGAACTTGCCCGTGACCGGGTAGTATGCGAGGTTGTCCATTCAATGGCTCCTTTAGCCGAGAACGAGGGTGGGGTCGAACGCAGCGCCGGTCAGGTTCACGTACACCGCGTTCGGAGCGACAGTGGCGTCGTCCAGCGCGGTCGTGCCCCCGACAAAGTTGCCGGTGCCGGTGGGGTTGATGATCACGAACCCGAGCCAGGCTTTCTGCTCGGGGACGGGCGGGAAGACAACCGCACCGATCGTCGCGCCCTCCGTTCCCATCGCGCTGGTGCCGGTGCCGGCGGCGTCGACGTAGAAACAGAAGACGTTGAACTTCGCATTCGTGACCGTGCCTGAGAGCGCAGCCTGGTCCGTGCTGGCCGCAATCTTGACCAGCGTGCCGTTGACCATCGCGTAGCAGGCGGAACCGCCCGTCTTCACGAGAGTCGAACCGCCTGTCTTGATCGCCAGTCCTGGAGTGCTCAGGACTTGCGTGGACATGCGGTCGGCCACCGGGCGAAAGATTGCCCGGAGCGGAGCACGGTCGCTCATGTTGGCGAGCGAATTGATGTACCGTTGGACGGTATCGAGCATGGGTTTCTCCTTGAGTCGGTGTTGAGCGGCAGGGCCTTCTCAGGCCCCACCATCACGCGCTACTGCTCGCGCTAGCTCAGGTTCTTGACGCCGACGTTGCCGATCGCCATCCAGCCGTTGTTCTCGATCATCACGGCCTTCCACCAGATGGTGCCGGCGTAGCCGCGCTGACCGAACGGATCGGACTTCGACTTCTCACCGGGCGGCAGGTACGTCGGGGCGAGCGAGTCCTTGCCGCGCACCGCGATCTGGCTCCAGGCGTCGGCCGCCGTCACGATCAACGTGTAGACGTCGATGTTGGTGCCCGTGGTCGTGTACAGGTTGGTGGCGCCAATCGCAGCACCGCCGTCCTGCACCGCCGGGAGGTCGGGGTGGGTGATGAAGCGGAAGCGCTCCACCGAGCCGATTTCGCCCGGCATCGGGGTGCCGGAGGCGTACTTGGCAACCGGCACAAAGTTCGGCAGGTCGCGGATGTCCGGCTCGAGGTCGGTGTGGCAGTACACGAAGTAGCCCTGCTCCACCGCGGAGGTGTCGAAGTTGCCGCTCGCCTTGAGGACCGAGCTCACCGGCTTGCCGTGGTTCGCCTGCAGGTTCTTTGCGATCTTGCGCAGGAAGCCCAGCGTGAGCGCGCCGTTCACCGTCGCGACGCTGGTGCCTGTGCCGCCGTAGTACTGGTTCGTGCACGCGCGCAGCGCACCGTAGATGATCATCTCGTTGACGAAGGTGACCCGCTCGCCGATCTGCTGGGTCATCGCCTTTGGGATGTCGTCCTCGTAGAGGTCGTACGTCTTGTCGGTGAAGCCGTACAGGCAGGAGTACTGCTGGATCACGACCGTCACGTCCTGCGCGGTCATGTTGTCGGGCGTCGGGGTCACGCCTTCCGAGGTCTGGTGCGCCTGGACGATCGTGACGTCACGGTTGCCCGTGCCGTTCGTGAAGAACCGGTTGATCGTGTTGGCGTCGGTCGACGTGGCGCCGTAGGGCAGCCACCGGCGGGCGACGTAGGTATCGCTGTTGTTCTTCGGGAAGCTGACCTGGCGGCCCATCTTGCCGAGCATCTCGACCGGCACTGCATGGGCGAGGATCTCGCCCTTGTATTTCGCCAACCGCGCTGCGGTCAACGGAAAGGTTTGCATGGACATGGAATGTCTCCGTATGAGGACTGTTGATTGGCCTGGATCGGCCGGTTGCTTGGGGCGTTGCGCCCCCGGTCCCCTTCGGCGTTCGAGACGTCAAAGAGCTACTGCTGCCCGTCGTTACGGCGGGCGTGGAGAGTGCCTGTTCGTTGGTAGTGCTACTTCCTGCTTTCGAACCCTTCATCGAAGGC